CCAGCAAGTCCAGCTGATTTACCAAAGATACCGAAAGTTGCAGCGGCGTTCATCGCCTGAGTTCTGGTCTGGCCTAGTGAAGCGGCTGCTTTAGCTCCAAAGGCTTCGATATTCTTAGCGCTATCTCCAAAAATTACATTGACTTTAGATACTGTCTCGGCTAAGTCAGAAGCAGCGGCAACTGCATCCTTACCAATCTTGATAGCCATTGCTCCAGCTGCAGCACCTACGGCAGCTAGGGCTATACCAGCCTTCTTTGCAAAGTCACCGACTTTGTCCCCGAAGCTGTTGGTAGTGGCGTTAGCCTTATCCATTCCCTTGACAAATTGAGTTGTCTCAGCAAGGACTTCGAGTTTAAGTGTGCGCCAATCTTTAGCCACTCTTACTCCAATTCTGAACTACTTTATTCATAGCCTGTAAGTATTTTAGCGTTAATTGAGGCTGAATTTTACGAAGGGTTGGAAAGATGAAGTAGCCGTTCGAGCCGCCCCTTGGCGCTCTCCCCGACCAAGTTGGAAATTGTTTGAACTTCCTTGATCCAAATTCCAAGCCTTGCCAAAGTGTTCTGGTTGAGCCTCCACCTGATAAACGCTGATTAGCGAAACCATAAGATAGCCGTCCCGTTTTACTACTGCGAGAGACTGATGCACCATCAACGACTCGCCTGACGGCCTTATTTGCCTTTGTGCGAGAATATCCAGCTGACTTAATTTCGCTTTGGGCGAGGAGCGAAATGTCATAAGCCACTTTGCGAGATTCTTCAACGGCTTCATCTCCCATAGTTTGAAAGGTTTTGGCAAGCTTGCCTAGTTCTCTTTTGGTGAAGGCGCTGAATTCAACATTGTCATTCACTTCGCTTCTCCAATATCTCTAGGGCGGTTATAACATCTTCCGCGTTATCCCAGTATTGATGCGGTATTCCTGTGGCTATTGCCAGTTCTATCAGGAGTCTGCTGAGACTCCCGACTGGGTGACTTTTGGGTCTGACTCACCAGCGCTAACATCTGAAACTGTTTCCATCCAAATTTCAAAGGCTTTGACTGGCTTACCAGCTGATTCCCTTTTCATAGCGTTATACGCCAAGAATAAGAGATCCCATACGCCTATCCCATCAACTGCCGATGAGACTGTCTTGGAAGTAGTGCGTTCCCACTTAGCCCACTCAGGCGGTTGCGCAATATAAGTTGCACTCTCGCCTGAGTTATATTCAATTGTGATTGGTAATTTCATAGCTCCCGATGCTCCGATTTCTTAGCTGAAAGATTCTGAAGGTTGTCCAACGACTGTCAAAGTCCAAGTGTCAGTTAGCGCTCCTGGAGCTGCGCCGCCTGCGGTTGGGAAAATTGGCAATACATTGAAAGTAAATACTGCGCCTGATACTGCTGTAAATACTACTTGAACTGTAGTGTTTGGATGGTTTTCAGCATTTGACCACATTGACTCAAATAGTGAGCCGTATGCAGGGTTAGCGCCCCAGTCCTGTAGAAGTTCAATTGTGAAAGTCCATTGTTTATCAACCTGTTTATATGCGCGGCCATCAAGGGTCTGATAGGTCTCGATAATTGTTTCAGCTGATAAAGTGGCTGAAGTTGTCTGAGCGTCATATGGCTTCGTATCAAGAGTGAAGGTCACATCGCGCCCCGTAATTATTGTAGTGCTCATTATTTGGGTCTCCTATGCGGTTTGCTCGTAGCGGACGCTCAAGCGGATATCGGAAACTAGCAAGGTCGTAGTTCCCACTTCAGTTACCGATGGTCTTTCGACTGTCGATAATTCATACTTGGAAGCGTTTAACTTTCCAAGAATACTCATAACTAATTTCTCTAAGTTATCTAGAGCAGAGGCGTTGCTGAAATACGCAACGCAAGCCGTAATCGTATAATTTAATTTAACTCTAGTAGTGACTTTACCTAAGACTTCAAGCTCCATATAAGGTGAATCTGGAACTATCACAATTGCTGGGACTATAGGGGATTCAGGAACTGAGTCGTATATATTAGCGCTTACTGTGGATAGAGCGGTTTTGATTGCTCCGCGAACATCTGTTGAAATAGGCATTATCCCACCATTGTTTCAACATCAAGATATGGGCCAAGTAAGCCAGTTACTTTGGCAAGTAAATTCTTAGATAGGCGGTAAGGGGTAACTGCGAAATCTACGCCTTCAATTGATCCACCAGCTGCGGTTCTGGCTTGAAAGATTTCTACTGAAATGGTTAGGACTGCTGCCTCAACATTGGAGTTTCCAACATAGGTTGATGCTCCAGTTAAGGTTGCCTTGCCAGCAGGGATTACATTGAATTCGATTACATCTGCGCCAGCTAGTGCTACTGTAAATTCTAAAGTTAAGTTGCCAATATTGAAATTGGCTGGGTTTGTAAAGTTTGGGAACTCAAAATAAAAATCTGGGCCAACATCTGTAATTGTGTGCGTCCCATTAAAAGTGGCATTGACGCCAGTAATTACTACTGATTGACCTACGCTAAATGGGTGCTCTCCAGCGGTTGTAAATAGCGCAACGCCATCTGTGCGCTCGACTTTGGCAATAGGAGCTGAATAAGTCACTAGCATTGGAAGCACTAAGTTTTCAGCTGCATTAATTATGTCATCTAGGTAAGCATCGTTATATAGGGATGACGAAACGCCAAGAATCGTTCTAAGCTCTGAAGCCGTAACTATTGTTGGCATTTCGTCATCCTTTCAAGCAGTTAGGTGAGCGGCCAGCTCGGGAGCGGACTGGCCGTCACTATTTTGAATTAACTATGCAACCTTCCATAGATAAGCGCCAGCGCCTACCTTGGTTGCTAGTGCGCCGTATCCGTAGTAAGCAACCTCAATCTGGCCATTTAGAGCCACATTGGTCTGGAGACGGAAGCGAGATGATTCATACCAAGTGTATGACTCTGGGTTGATGATGATGATTGTATTATCATCAATTCCACCAGTTAGAACGCGAGAAACGCGAAGGTTTAGACCTGCAACATTTCCTGTGACGGAATTAGGTGCAAGGTTTCCAACTTGATTCTGTGGGTTGATAACTGCCTGATAAATTGGACGGCCTTGATCATTGAGGTTCATAATTGCGCCCCATTGCTCAGGAGATACGACGATATTTTGTGCGAATCCGAGAGTTCCTGAGTAAATGCTTACTGCTGCATCTGATACGAAATCAAGCAGGTTAGCAGCTGACATTGTGCGGTTTCCGCCATCAGTTCCACCAGCAATTAAGCCAGTTCCAACTGCAATATCTGTTGCCTTTGCATAAGCGTATTCCATTTGACGAACTAGCTCATCAAAGAATACTGGAGAAGAACGATCTAATAGCTCTACCGAGAAGGTTTGACCGCCTGCATACTTCTTAACACTAACTTGTAAAAATGAATTGGTCATTCCTTGCTCAACGATTGCATCAGCTTCAGCTTCTTCCTGAACTAATGGAACTGCAGTAATTTTTGGAATCTCAAAGCTCATACCAGCATCTGGTAAAACGCCTCGAGATACTGAATCTACTAGCGGTCTATCAGCATTTGATAGTGGGTTGATTACCTCGGTCAATTGACGAGTAGGAATCAAACCAGCGTTGTTTGAAGTGGTGTCATCTGCTGCCATAACATACTGACGAGCAGCGTCATCACCGAGTTTAGCGCGAACGCTATTCTCAAGATATTTTGCCTTTGTAAACTCAAGGCGAGGGGTTGTGTAGAACGCTGGCTTTGGAGCTGCAGCTTCTACTTTGGCTGCTTCTACCGCTTCTTCAACGGCAGGAGCAGGAGCGGTAGTGTCAGACACTTGGTCTCCTTCGGTTGGTTTGTCTGAATCAGCGGTTGCCAAATCAGAATCTTTTGCTTCTTCATTTTCTGATGCTGCTACTTCGCTTACGCGAGCAGAATCAATTGCAGGATCAGTAACTAGGGATACTTCATCTAGCGTTGCTGAAGTAATCTGCATTACGCCTTTGTTATTTGTCCATTCATTTATTTGAGCGCCTACGCTAAAGCCATCGCGTAATCCTTCAGTTGCTTCGACTAAGGCATCTTCTCCAGCCATAGTATTAGCAATCTTAAAAGTGGCTTCAATTCCAGAGCTTGTTACATTGTGAGACACCATTTTGCCAATTGGCCGAGTGCGGTCGTGCTCAAGAAGCAACTTAACTGGCTTAATCTCAATGCTATCTGCTGCAAATACTGTTGGGCCTACTGAGGTGTTTCCTTGCTCATTCCAAGTAACTATAGTCCCAGTAATCGTTCTCTTTATTGTGTCGGCAGCTGTTACTGCCATTGGCATATTAACCTTCATTTGGTATTAAGTCCTCTTCTCGCTGAATCTGCTCAACGCTCATCGCGCCAATGCGGTTTAGGATTTCATAAACTTGCGCTCTCTCTAGCGCGTTACCGCGTAGGAAGTCATCAAGTGCAAAGCGCGTCATTACTGGATTAGGAACGAAGTCTGGTAATGATAGGCGTTCCTCAATTGCCTTAAGTATTGGGCGAAGTGAGAAATCGACAAGCGAGCGCCGCTCTGTGACTGCGTTTGAATAGGTCATTGAAGTCTGCTCGGCGCTCAAGAAGTAAGCAGGTATTCCACAAGCTCTAGCTAATTCTAGCGCGACATATTGACGCGCCTCTGCGAGCTGCATTGACTTAGGGTCAAAGCCAAATTCTTTCAAATCTACATCGGCGTTTAGAAATGCAGTAGATCTAGATTGACGAGCCGATTTCCAGGCAGTTAATAACGCTGAGATTCTTTCGGCAGTTAAATTAGTGCCATTTGATTTGAGAACCATAGTTGGAGCAGGCTCTTTAGCATAATTAACTGCTGCGTTCTCAAGATAAACTGCAGCAGCGATTGTCTTGCCAGCTCTGTGTAGCAATCCCTCATCTGGGCCATCAAATCTAATAAGCGAACCAACGCCTTGAAGTGGGACTGACTTACCATCAACTTTATATCCAGTAATTTCAGTATTTAGGAAATCTGTATCGACTGTGACGCGTTCTGGGCTAACGCGAGTCCAAGCTCTGACGCGACCGCCGTCAGTTGCTGCATACATATCTAAAACTTGACCATAACCAGCACCATAAAACCAGATATCTTCAGCGAGCCAGTTATAGATTACAAATCCTGCAACCCTTGGGTCTGGCTGATTAATAACGCGATGCGGATCTACATATTGTCCAGTAATGCGATTGAAAGTTGTTAAAGGTAATGAGCCAATAGTTCCGCAAATGATATTTCTAGCGCGAGCAACTGATGGAACTGACATTGCCAATGCGCGAGTTGTATTTGTTGCTCCGCCTAGTATTTGATATACGGAATCAGCAATTTGAACGGGTGATAGAGCGGCTTGCACATCGGTTGGAATTGATGGCTTAGCGGCTTGCACCTGTGGAAATAGGAAATCTCTTATAGCACCCATTGCTTACATTGTAAGCGAGCCGACTTACACTATTTGAATATCAACTCCACTTTCAGCCATCGTTGCGTAGTGTGTTGCTAAGGCTGAAGCAATTGCTCCGCAGATAGTCGTATTACTTACTTTGCGACCCATTACCCAACCGCCGTCTCCAAAGGGTAACTTGACGGCGGATAGGCATTGTTTGGTCAGCTCTTCCTGTCCCGAGTGAGCTAACCGCTGAGATGAGATTGCTCCCAGTAACTCATCGCAGCTTTGGGCATAATCAAGTCCATCTATTGGCTCTACCCTTATACCAGCTGGCGCTAACCTAGCTGCTACCGCTGACGCGGTTCTGGCTGAATAGGCAACTAGCTGGACTGGATATTTTCTAACCCATTCGGCTACATCATTAGCCATTGCTTTATCATCAAGGTTGGCAGGGTTATGCCAAGTCTGTAGAAGTATCACTTGGAATTTATCGCCTTCAAGTCTTTGGCTAGCAACTAGCGCTGCTTCTTTTCTACTAGGGCTAAGATCAATAGCCAGCCAAGTATCAGCTTCAGGGTTGAGTCGCAAGTCCTGAACTTTGCAACTCTCCCACTGAGACGGATTGATAACTGGGTTAATCGTATCGACCCATTGACATAAAACTTCTGTGCGCACAATATCTTCGGGATCTGACAATACGGCTCGGATATTATCTGGATGAACTGTTATGCCAAGTGATGGGTTGGCTTGGCAGACACCTAGCCAGAAGGTTGGCGAGTTATCAAATTTGATGCCTTGAGGTGCTGACCATTCAAACCAACCAATATCGTCATTACCGCCAAAGATGGCGGCCATTGCTCTTTCCCTAAGTTTATTTAGAACGATACTGTGCTGATCTCCAGCATTTGAATAAACCCAGATTTGAGGATTTGGGCTAGCCATTTGCGTATATCGCAAGGCAGACCAGACATCCTCATCCTTGTATTCTCGAGCCTCATCTAGGTGTATCGTTTCTGGGGCTGCAATGCCTCGACCAGCCGAGTTATTAGCCCTGACAATATATCGGCGGCCTTCAGTAAATTGAAGCTCCTGAAATCCTTTACTTTCTAGCTTCTTAGTAAATTCAGCAGCTAGTCTGGGATTCTGTTCGATAATTCCATAGATCTTATAAAAGAGTTCTGCTGAAGTAGTTAGCTTATGGGCCGTATGGACTTGCAATTTCTCTTTCAATACATAGATTCTAAATAGGATTTGAAGCGCCATAAAGGTTGATTTACCCTGTTGCCGAGCGCAAAGTAAGGTAACTACTGGGTGAGCCCAACGGCCATCAGGTTTATATTTCAAAGTGTGATGAGCCAGCCACTGCTGCCAAGGCATCAGCTCAAAGCCGATTTCCTCGCAAAACTTAATCATTTGTTCGCCGTAAGAAGGGTAATCATTGAGTTTTGTGTGAATACGCGGTTCTGGCACACCCCTTATAGTCGATTCATCCCGAATACGGGCAATCTCCCCCAATTCGGCCATTTCAATTGCTTTCATTCCTGATAATGCCTAGCCGAGCCATTTTCAGGGAAAATCTTCCCAAT